CAATGAGGACATCGAAGCAGAAGTCAGACGCAGGTTCGCTGCTAGATCTTAAACCAACGCTGGATTGAAAAAAATCCAGCTGCCTAGGGACAGTTGAGAGACTGTCCCTTTTGTGTGTTTGGTGTCCCATTTTCGTGTATTATACGTATATGGAAATCAAAGACCAATTCACGATCACACTCAACTCAGAGCAGCACGCTCTTTTGAATGAGTGTCTCAGCGGGGTCGCCTCGCTGGACCTTCCTCCCTCTCACGAGGATGCATTTGACTCTCTCTGGGAGTCCGTCATAGAATGCGATCACGAACTCAAATTTGAGGATGAGGACTAAACCAACGCTGGATTGAAAAAAATCCAGCTGAGTTGGATAGTACAAACATACTCTACATTGGACAGGTGCAATTCCTGTCCTTCGGGGTGTAAACTATTAGGATGATATTGTAGGCACAAAGTAACACAAACCCTCTGCGACGTAGTAGTCACCAACCTCCAGTAATTCTGGATAGTTGTTGATAAGATCTGTGTCCAGTAGGAATTGAATCAAGGACACACATTCCTCCGGGTTAAGTTTACCTTCATGGTAATGTGTGATCACTGATTGATAGTCCATGGGGTTAATCTCCAAAGTCGGTTAGTTCATCGTAATCTAAGTCTTTGGTCTTATTAATTCTCTGCCTATTTGATAACATGTCCAGGTATCCACTATCAGATAAGTCAGCATTCTCGTAGTATTCTCTCTTTTTCTGAGAAAATGATGAATGCTGTGACTTTCTTAAGTTCCTACTACTTTTACTCATTACTATACATTTTGAGTAAGTTTGCCATCTTTAACCAAAGTGTTAAAGTATCGCCCAAGTGATAGATGTTGTTCACTTACAAACTTCTCTATCTCTTTCACAAATAGTGTGAGATCTTCAGAGTAGTTGTAAATGTACTCCTTCTCTTGCCCTTGGAATACTATACATACTTTCTGATCTTTTATGGCTATTGTCATAATAGCTGTGGAAATCTCAGAAACGTCAAAAAGTACGTCCTTTTGCTTTTTCTTGCGAGTTGCCCGTTTTTTGACGGGTTTTGTAGTTTTGGCGGGTGCCATTGGAATTAATCTGTTGTGACTACTTTCTAATTATAAGGCCAAAGGTGGCAACTTGCAATAAAAATGGACAGTTCTCAAAGTGTCCTCCGAGTGGTTGACATTTGGTACGCCGCAGGCTTAGACCACACTAAGTCCGCACATTTAACTCCATTTACACCATGTTTTATTCTCATTAAGCACACTATATTCTCAGGATACTATCCTTGAGTATCCACGCACAGATACATTTAGAATAACATTTATTTCAAAACGTCAATTACTAGACAATACCTTGGTAGAATACCTTCATTCCATACTCTGTGTCTTTTCTTACTATGAAAACATACATACTCCCTCTCTCTGAAGTATCTCTTTACTATCTTCTTCTCTGTCTCTTCTACTTCAATATATGCTCCTCCGCCTCCATCATCTAGTGTATAGAATACTCTGAACTGACACAAGTCATGTCCTATGAATTGATCATCATCATAGTGCCAGTCTAGTCCATACTCAGGATATAATACTGCTATGCCTGTGTATGATGTATGACCAATATGATTTAATATCTTGGTTGTCTTAGGCATATGATTACTATTCCTTGTGTAATCATTACCATTGTATATTAATGGGGCAAGGCACCAGCCACTACCATCACAATCAGGCGCAGCATCATACTGCTCCATATCAATTGATTGTCCTTGCCCTGTCTTCTTAATCGTCTCCTCTTGATAATGGTTGAAGTTCTTATACTCCAACTCATGTCTATTAATATTAAACTCCTCTATGATATGTTTACCCAGATGAGTAATCACTAGGAGTTTCTTATCAATATTAAGTGGATGATGGAATGAACTTCCTATTTGTAGTGCCATACTTACTATACGTTTTGGCATCATTGACTGCCTGTCCTTCACTCTTGAATGGTCCATAGAACTTATTCAAGTGTTCATAGCTCCAATATACTCCTCTTCTCTTCTTCTGCGTGACGATGGTTACGTCTTGGTCACATGCTTGAATCGATGTGATGTTCATTTGAGTTAGACTCCACATTGGATTTAATGAGTTGAATGGTTGGCCAGAGATGACGATAGATGAGAACATTAGTCTGAGACACACCATGTAGTGTGTTCTTGTTTTCCCATTCATGCGTCGTGAGAGTAAGATAATGGGTGCCGATGAAATTAACGACACCCACTTCTCCATCTACTTGTATACGATCTCCCTTAGAGTATGGTAGTTCATGGGGCATGATCTAGATTGTGCTACTGTTGTTATCTATTGAGTAATACGTTATCAAGGATTAGGTCATCGATACGCTGTAGCAGGTCATTACCATTTTGGCATGATCTGAACGCATAATACACGAACTGAGGACTAACTGAAGGAGTAGCAATGCTCATTGGAAAAGAGAGTAAATGATCATGGGGTGGTTGAGTGGTGATTTCCTCTCAACATATTAATTATAGCACTCTGACCATGTGTGTCTACTGGTTGAGGTCCAGTTCGTCAGGTGTCCATGACAAGGGTAGATTGTCCATATCAACAGTTAGATTGAATGAACACACTGTTCTACGCACATTTGATGTGTTAGGTAGTGTGTAATGTAATAACATACTAGGAAATAGTATGAGATCACCCTCAGTACACTCTGGTCTGTACTGTAACTGTAGTCCATTGATGAAATGATTGAATGGGCTAACAAATATAGTGCTTGTATGTACTGAGTGATCGTAGTCTACAAATAATACTGCGCTCCACCCTCCATGACCATGTGTATGGGGTGGATGAAACATATTATTATCAGCACTCTCAAACCATGAGCGTACGATACGAGCACCACCACCTATCTGTTGACGCACTTGGTCTAGTTCTGGTGATAATATGTCCGTGATGCTACCTGTAAGGTTATTAGCACCTTGATAATTTGATATGATAGTCTCATCCCCTTTGTCCATATCATCATGGGGGATGAGATCTAATAGTTTATTCTTCTTATACAACCATCGATCACATTTAATACGAATCAATGGTATACTGAACATGGTCTCAATCATTGCTGTATGCCCTCTAGGATCGTTTGTAAGGGTTAGATCCATGCTGTTGCTGGTTTACCCTCATTGAAGATAGTATTGACTGTTCTTTGTACTCTACCAGCAGTGTTCTTACCATAGTTAGAATACACTGGAATGGTTACAAATCCAGTTGGTTTTCTATAGTTCTGGTATGCTGTTGGTTGTAGTGTGCCATTAGTAATGTCCTCACGGTCATTCTTATCTAATCTGATCACTCTACCAATAGTCTGCGCCATTTCTACCACACCTAGGTTACGTAGAAGCACTACATTGGTCAGTCCTGCTACATTTATACCCTCAGAGAGTATAGAATAGTGTAGAAGTACGAACTTAGCACCATCCTCTGCTCCTAATGCGTGTAACTGATCAAAGAACTGTGTTCTATTGACCTTCTTATCATCTATCCACGCTCCATGCTTACTGGTAATGCGTAGGATGCTGTAACCACGTGACTTGAGTTGAGTATACAAATCAGTATGTGATAGCATTTGGTTGATTATACGAGCACTAGGGGCAGCTACAAGCACCTTCTGTGCGTCTTCAGCATCAACTACATGTATAATAGTGTCAGCATCGATGTGTGCCATCTCTTTCTTACTACGTACACTATCAATTGTATGTACATTGACTGTTGGTGGGATGATTGATCCACACTCTAACAACTCATCAGCACTTACAGTGATGAGATTGTCACCAAATACTTCCTGATTGTTAAGACCACGCTCATGCTTAGTACTATACTTTGGTGTAGCAGTGAAGAAATAACTCACCATGCTATTCAATGCTGTGTTTGATACATGAGGGAAGAAGTTTCTCTGTGTTGCGTTGTGTGCCTCATCACAGTATAGGTGATCAATGAATAGATTGTGCTTACCAAACTTCTTGATCTTGTGTAAAGAATGGTATGTTGTGAATAATATTGTGTGAGACTTGAACTTAGTTGCGTTATCAATGAACTGTTCAATCTCATCAGTGTCGGTGCTACTCCAATAGGGTGAATCACCACTGTGTACACTACCTATTGTGAACTTGATATCATCAGGTAGATTAGCATCGAACTCTTGTGCTAACTGTATTGCTAGCATAATACGTGGGGCACATACTATTGTAAGTGTACGACCTCCAAAGGCAGAGTGTAATCTCTCCTCTAGATCCTTGATCATACAAATAGTCTTACCACCACCTGTGGGTATGAACACTGTGCCTGTCACATTAGAGCGCATCGCTTCAAGTGTTCGCTCTTGATGTGGACGGAGTTGCATTGAAAAACCTCGTTGATACCCATATTATAGGGCATACCAACGAGGTTTCATGCTATTATGGTCACTTATTCAGGTGTCACATTGACCACACCCTCTTGAATAGCTCTCATAGCTATGTACTTCTCCCAACTCCGAGCATCTATCTCCCATGGTTCGTCCTCATACTTGGTTGAGGACGGAACACGCTCCCTATGCCAGTAGTTCGTATCGTATTTGGTAACGAACTCCTTATGTACACGCTGCTTAACGTGTATCATTTCATGTGCTAGTGTTGTGAGATAGTCCCACTTGGATAAACCAGAGTGTAATACTATCTCAAACAGTCTAGGACGATGTAATTCATCGAGCACACCCATTTCACCATAGATGCCCTCACGCTTACATCCCTTCGTTATAATATTGAAGTCCAATTTATACCGTTTACCGATATACTTTGGTACATACCAGTCAATGAAGGCATTTGTGATGCGCCTCTGTTGACGGTGACCTGTAATGCAAATGGAATGAGACATAACCAATGTAGAAACCAAACTCCAGTGATAACAAATAATAGTTTCATTGTGCGAAGCATACTACTCCTGCTCAGATAATTGGTGTATCTTCTTAAGGATAATCTGTTGTTGTGTTGTATCCTTATTGTGATACTTCCAACTCATACTCTCACTCAAACAGAACTTGAGGAACTTAACCTCAGTCTTGGTGAAGTATACTGGTAATGCATAATGATTATCGTTCATACTGCATCCTCAGAGCACTCTGCCTCTCTGGATCAGAAACAATGTTAACATTGATCTTCCTCTTGCGTTGACGATGCTGCTTTGCTATCTCACATGAGATATGCTCACGAGCACCCTTAAATGCTTGATATGTACCAGGTTCGAGTTCAAATTCACCACTCTCAACCCTGTCTGTCCAAGCGGTTAGTGCTTTCACAGCATTCTTGAGATGTGAATTTGATACATTGGTTGTTAGTTTAGCCATTAAAGTACCTCCGAAGCACTAAGAACTGACCATTGCTGGTCATTTAATTCGTCATAATCTGTGTCTCCTGAATGGAGATCCACAACTTCACACTGCTCCTCTGCTGATCTCTCGCTTTCAGCATCCACATTCACATAGAAATAGGATACTTGCTTACATAGAACCTTGTAAGAAGACATAAGTGTGATCCTTTGTTGATTACTTCTATATCATACACCAGGAATCATACCTGGGAACACCTCAGTGGGCAGTTCAGCATCTGCACACCGCTGCTCTGCGATGGTAGCATACTTATCCTCCCTATCAATGCCCAAGAATGACCTCTCTAATGCTAATGCTGCCACACCAGTGGTGCCTGACCCGCAAAATGGATCTAATACCCATCCTTTAGGTGGACAGTACACACGTATCAGGTAATCCATCAAGGATACTGGTTTAACTGTTGGGTGATCATTGTCTGCTCCCTTCTCCTTACGAGTAGCACGAGGCGCATAGAAATACTTCTGATGCTCTGGTTGTACCTCACCTATGATATTAGATGGGTATCTACCATCAGGATTAGCATCTACAGTACCATACTCAGCTCCACCACCTGTCGTATTACCCTCTTTACCAAAGGTTCTACGTTTTCCACCTTGAGCGACCCACCCTTTCGGTGGATCCTTATCCCATGGTATCCTGGTATCCACAGTGTTAATGAATCCCACTCCATATTTGTTATGGTTATCTTGGAGACTACCATCTGGTTTCTTCTGAGCAACGACAATGGGTTCATGTGCTGGTTTCAATCTGTTGACCTTAGGCATCTTGGTTGTGGTCATCCACATGATCTGATCTTTGACCTCAAATCCTGCGTCCTCCACATTACATGCCATGCGGTGATATAACTGTGGTGAGCAAAAAGATAGCAAGAATGCGCCAGGTTTGAGTACCCTGTGTACCTCTTGCCATATTTCTACACTTGGGACACTATGATCCCAGTGTTCCATGCCCATACCATATGGGGGATCAGTTATACATGTATCAAATGAGTGAGGATCATATCCATCTAACGCATTGATACAGTCATCGGAAGTGATTATATACATTCTCCTCGCATGTGTTACGGTCCTTGTGGGTAAAGTAATCTGTATAGTCCTTGCCACCACTCTGAGTATACATCTCTCTGTTGTAAAAGTCAAACCCACGGTCATCCTTCCACTCAGGTTTCTGCTGATACTCCTGAAGCAATGCCTTCTGCTTTGCTAGGTACTCATCATATAATACTCTCTTATCATCCTTGAGAACATCACGTCCCCAGTATACTGTAGTAGAGTCATGTCTCTTTGATGTAAAGACATACAATCCATCCTTATGTGGTCTACCACTATTATATGTGGGATGTCCCTGCTTACTAGACTTGGCCTCTAATTCTATTGTACCCCAACGTGATGGGATATTAAAGTCAGGGAACTGTTGTGAACCATTTGGTTGATACTCATATACTATGCCATACTCATCGAGTAGGTCACGTATCTGATGCTCATGTGCTGTACCCTCCTTCCATTTTAGTTTCTTGAGTGCGTACAAGAAATCTAACATACGTGGTGTATCTAATGGTGGTGTAACAGCGTTGAAATCTCTAATCTTCATTCTGCTGTACCTCCGACTCTGTTATAATATGGTGGATACCCATCGAACTCTGAATTAGTTGCGTTAGGATTTGCTGTACCCTTGTAGATAACATTGTTGTGATGAAATTCTATTTCAATAGAGTCATCATCTAGTTCCCATTCTTCGAGAACCTCTTGATCCAACTGCTTAAGTACAGCATGTACAGCAGTTCGTACGAGTTGTTGGGTGGATAGATCATCGTTCCATGACTCCTCATTGTTGACTAAACCTTGCTTTGAAATGGTTAATTTCATAGTAGACCTCATGGTACTAAACTATAATATAGCCACAAGTTCCAAAGTGGGGAACCCTTGTGACAGTTTATCAACTGTCCACTCATAGTGGTAGTTGCGTTGGTATCCTCTTTCGTATCAATTTACCATAATCCTCATGTAATTCACAACCATAGTAGTGACGGCCTAGGTTTTGAGCAACCATGCCTGTGGTGCCACTACCCATGAAAGGATCTAGTATTATATCACCCTCCTCACTACCTGCCTTAATACATGGTTCAATCAAGTCTGGTGGATAACATGCGAAGTGAGCACCCTTGTAAGGCTTATTAGTTACACTCCATACACTACGTTTGTTCTTAGTTGGGTAGCTCTTACTTAGCCCTGAGTGTGGTTGTAGTCCTGTACCCTCATTGTGATACTTACCATTAGTTCTATCTCTTGTTCCCCAGTCCTTTGCTGGTTCTTTAATTGCTTCGTTGTTGTAATAATATTTCTGACTCTTACTCAATAGAAATATGTACTCATGTGATTTAGTACACCTATCCTTGACTGACTCAGGCATAGGGTTAGGTTTGTGCCATATTATATCCTGCCTTAGATACCATCCATCAGCACGTAGAGCAAATGCTAGCATCCATGGTATACCTATTAAATCTTTTTCTTTGAGTCCATCGAGTCTATTTCCTCTACGAGGACACACATCTGGTAGGTCTTGCTTAGTAGTTGATACTGTTTGTTTTGCCAGTCCTTGTCCTCTACCTGGTCTGTAGTTATAGTAACTATCGCCAATATTAACCCAAAGAGTTCCATCATCTGTAAGCACATCACGCACACCTCGGAATACTTCTACTAAATTTTGTATAAACTCCTCTGGAGTTTGTTCTTGACCTATCTGACTGTCCTCCCCACCATAGTCACGTAGACCATAGTAAGGTGGTGATGTAACACACATCCTCGCAGTCTTTGGTAAGAAAGCACTCAGTGTTTCTCTACAGTCACCAAATAGTATGGTGTCCTTCATGTATTGAGTACCCAGATCAATCTGATCACCATACATGTGAATAACACATAGTATGTCCACATGACCCACATGCCCACCTTATTATGAAGTGATCCACGTTTGTATGGATGAACTGCTAGATGTGGGGAACTATCCCAACCCTCTTGCATGTATTCTTTAGGATCTATTCGTCCCATTCTAATTCCTCCTCCTCATCATCACCCCAGTACTGTTCATAGAAATCATCATCTTCCTCATCAAATTCAGTTAAGTGATACTGCATCATCTTGTAGCCTAGTTCTGATCCTGTTCTAATATTAGAATCACAATCATTAATACACCATGCTCTTTTTAACCATTCTGTTACAGGATGGTCAGGCTCATGCTCCATCATAGTGTCTAGTAGGAACTCAAACTCGTCCCTTGAGAGATGTTTATGGTTTATTCTTCCCATGTCTCTCTTTTAGTATGATCTTCTGATCTACCCACATTTGTACATAATCAGTAATAGATTGTTCGATGTCAACACCGTCTAGCCAGAATTCTATCACATATCCTGGTTTTAGCAACTTCAGTTTACCTGGGTTAGTAATCCTAAATGGTGTGCCAGCATTAACCGTTGTACCATTGTACCACATATTCTGCGTTGGCACAACCACTGTTAACTCAGAGTGTGGTACGAAGTCCATCTGTAACTGTACATCATGTACCATTCTCCTGTAATAGCCTATGATGTCACCATGTGGATCAGGTCCAACACAAATAGCACTGGCATCATCTGTCAGTGCTGTTAGTCTGGTCATACCTGCCATCTTAAAATTACAGTATGCTCCTGGTTTATACATGAGAGCATGAGGTATTCCAGCAGTCTCACTCATCCACACACCTGATGTGAACAGTAAGCATCTGTTATGTAAATAAAACTTATCTAACCACGCTTTTGCTGGTACATTCTTATCGTATCCAGTGATACCTAGTTTATTATATACTCTATCTCTTACCTCTTCTCTCACAGGTATGACCTTACCTTCCGGGTCATCACCTATGAACTTAAATCCTTTTTTTGCGTTGTTATAATATAGAACGGTTATCTCGTGACCGAAGTCTTGGATAACCTTATCACATGTTGTCATAACACAGTTCGTTCCCAGATTCCTCTGGCATGGTTGTTGTTTTGTACTAATTTAGTAGCCCAAGTCATATCCTCTAAGGATACTTCCCTCTTCAATCTCACACTACATGCAATGATTGAGAGTCTCAGTCTATAATCTTTACTTAGCATTACCTCAGGGTCTTGATACAAATTCAATTAATCCGTCCTCAAATTGTTGTAACCATTGTCTACCACATTCTACTGCGTTGACTTCATTGGTTGTGAACTCCAGCAAATACATTGCCTTGGTTATATTTAATGACTGCCACTCATCAACACTACATTTGAATGCCATGTGCTTATTGAGTTTAAATCCTTGTACGAAACAGTCTTCTGTTGGTACTATTATACTACCAACAGTCTTAGGTTTAAACGTTGTACTCTCATCTATTTTATATACATACCGAGCATAGTTCTTAGCATCTAATGGACCTACACATACACTTGAACCATCCTTCTCTTGTGATGTAAGTCTAACAACACCTGGTAATTTATACTGTGAGTATGAACCAGGATGATACAATAGACTATGATCAGGCATAGTCAGAGCATCAGACTTCCACTTAGATGTGAATAGTATAGATCTGTGATGTACAGTAGCGTTATGTAATCCATATCTTCTGATCAAATCCTCATTAGCAGCAACCTTACCACTTGGGTTCTTAGTAATCCAATCAGCAAGTATGTCAAACTCTGGTACAACCTCAGTTATATCAGGGTCATTACCAAATATCTTCTTGCCTTCACGAGCTGATACACATGATAGTATCTCAAACCCATGCTGTTCTATCTTAGTTCCAAAACCATATGCTGCTATGTCATATGATTTGTTCGTAGTAATATCATACATTACTCGTTCAATTCCTTCATAAGATTTTCAAATTGGAAATCAAAGTCATCTTCATGGAAGATAGTTGTGATCTGTGTCTGTGTTAGTAGTGGGTCATAATGGTTGGCTCTCTGCTTATGCATAGCCTCCTTATGTACTTCTAACTCAGTCGCTGTGACTGTCTGCTCTTGATTCTTGATGTTACTAGCATCACTCAAGTTACCTGAACAATCAGACTCTCTGATTTTCTGTTGAGCAACAATACCAAACACTCGATCAGCAATCTGCATACGTGTTGGTACACCTGCTTCTAGTGTTGTAGCATCTATCCAGATATCCTCTGGTTGCTCTTTTAATTCGTCGCAAGAAATACTGACGTTGATTAGTTTCTCAACGCTATCCACAGATTTAACAGTAAACTTTACCTTATCGGCACCGAATACTTTAAATTGAGGTTCCTGCTTTACTTCTTCTGCCATTAGGTACGTCCTCTACGGTCTCCAGTTGCAATCCACTGTTTAACATAATTACTTCCCCATATATAGCGACCATTTTGTCCACCATTATATGAAGACCCATTACCATTTTGTCCTGGGTTTCCTCCACTGCCTCCTCCAGATGAGTTACATCCATCGGAACCACCACCTGATCCACCACCATTGGCACTACCAGACTGGGCATAGGAGTTATTACCATTCTTACCACCTGATCCAGCAGGAGAAGTAGCACCGCCACCTCCACCACCACCATAGGCAGTATTATAATTATTACCTGATCCTTGTCTGTAACAGTTCTTACCGCAGTTATAGTTGTAATAGTATGTGCCTACACAATAACCATTAGCACCTGAACCACCGCCACCACCACCAGACCAGATCTTACCATTATTCTCAATCCATGCCTCTCTACGTAAATATAAGGCATCACCACCATTAGCACCACCACCAGCTACAGCACCACCATTACCACCATATCCTGCGATCTTACCATTACTGGTAACTTCTAAGTATATTCTAGTGTGAGTGGAGTTACCTGCTGTGTCAGGTATCTGAAGTGCTCCGTAAGTAGCATTGGTTGAATTACCATTACCACCGATACCACTATCATTCCATGTTCTTGCTTCCATAGTCCCATTAACTTTAATGTGACCACGTACAACATCACCAGATTGATATGCTCTACCTAGTGTTGGTGAGATATAAGCACCACCTACTAACCAATGTGATAAGTTAAAGGCATATTGGTATTGGTTATTACCCTGATTACCATAGCCATGTGTCCAATTGGCAGGAAGTGAACCACTACCCCACCTGGTATTATTATTCAATGGCAACTCAAGATAGAATGTAAATACATTCTCTGAATGATGCCATGTTTGCCATGTACCTGCTGTCTTGACATATGCTTCTTTAACACGTTGGTAACTACCATTGTGCTTCGCATACACCATATCAGACCAACGCCAAGAACCACCGTCCTTAACACGAGTGGCGGCACCCCTGCCTGATCCTGAATTTTGTGATACCAGAAGTCTATCTGCTATCGATTCCGAAAATGGTATACTCATTTAATATCTGTACCAGACATCTCCATTAGATCCACCGTTAGGTGCTGACGTACTTACTGTACGCTTACCATAAGCATTGGAGTCGCTGCTTATAGTTAGTGTTAATGTTCCTGTAGAAGCATTGACACTTATTTGTGTTGAACCAGAGACAGCAAATGACCTAACACCTGTGTTTCCGATTGTAATACTGTTAGCAGCATTGGTAACAGATATTCCACTACCCTCAGTTATTGTTGCCTTAGAGAATCCTGAGGATGAACCAATTAATAACTGACCATTAGATAGTGTTGAGGTATTGATACCTGTACCACCATATGCTCTGTTAATAATACTTGCTTGCCATGTACCTGTTCCAATAGTACCTACTGTAGCAAGAGATGGGGCAGAAGTCAAGTTAGTGAATGTATCCATCGCTGCTTCGATGGTAGCCTCAGTAGTAGCATCAAGAGCATCGATGCCCTGTAATGTACATGTACCACCATTATCATTGATGAACCATGTAGATCCAACCTTAATATCACCACCATCAACCTCAAGGTCACCATCAACATTAACTGTTGAGTTCCTTAGAGTCAGTGTACCAGTAGTAGCACCAAGTGTGAGTGATGTAGCAGCACCACCAATATTTAATGTGGTTGCTGTAGCATTAATTAGGTTAAATGTTGTCTGGTTTGTAGTTAAGTCACCACCGTTGAGTGCGATATCATTTGATGCTGTGATAAGACCAGTTACACCTAGTGTACCACCAAGTGTAGTAGCACCTGAGTTAACATTTAATGTACCAGTGGATTGTATGTCAAGACCCAATCCATTCTTAAGTTGTAAATCACCAGTAGCATCACCAGCTCCACTACCACCACTTATAGCAAGGTTACCAGTATCTGTTAATCCATGCTTAACCCAGTTAGTACCATTCCAGTACCATCCTGTGTATTCACCACGTGTAGGTAGTTCTATTAATTTCCAGTCACCATCGTTAGCAGATCCTGAACCAGGACTACTAGCAACAATATCAATATTCTTACTTGCTTCACCTGTCTTACCAACTGTGATGTCAGCACAGGTTATTCTATCATTTACTGTGGTCTCACCCTGTACTAAGAACTTACCTTTAAATTCTGTGGTTAGAGTGTTGGATTCAATGGTTATCTTATCCCTAACAATGATCTCATCAAATGTAGGACGTAAGTTAGCAGTCTCACCAACAACAGATAATACTGGAGTGTCTAGTGATTCTTCTTCACCAGTAACAGAACTAATTCTAGTGTTACCAATGAATAGGTCACCATTACTGTTAAGTCCAGAGTAGAATGCGATACCGCCTTCTTCCTTCTGTGACTGTGCTAGTAGTACCTCATTCTCTGTAAGAACTCTGTTCTGTACAGATGGTAGACCAGTTGAATAGTTACCTGGACCAAAACCAACATATTCAAACGTATGGTTACCAGATCTTAGGATACTTGGTCGTCTTACCTCTAGGTCAGTACCACCAGTAGCATTCAGTGGTATCATTCTTAGAGCTAGATCTAACTCTTCAGCATCACCATCTCTTGCTTCAAGAGTAATATAATTGGCAACAGCTACATCAGCAGATGAATAGTTAGTGTAGTTATTCTTTGCTTCGTTAATATAATCATCTAAGATCTCTTTAGTAATAGATCTAGATAAATCTTCTGCTGAAGCACCATCAGTTGTGGTAACTAAACCAACAACAGTATTAGATGCTACAGATACAGCAGCTGCTGGATCTTCTGTTGGGTTATCCTTATCTAACTGAGGATATAGGTTGTTAATATTCTGAGAGAATGCGAACTGGTTAAGATTACCATCAGTAGGTACAATCTTACCATTCAACACAGTTAGATAGTATATACCATTCTGTGAACCAGATATTAATGGTACACGCTTCTCAATGTCGTAGATATAATATGCTTTCTCATAACTCTGACCCAATGCTATATTTCTAGGTTGTAGAATATAACCGTTGATTGGATCTCTTGCTAGAACTGAACTGTCTACAACATATCTTACACGATATGTCCTATCTCTAGATGACCTGTTATCAGGTACACGCTTCATGTATGAAGCACCAGTGAATAGTGATGTACTATAGAATGCTTCATTACCTAGATGATAATGAATACCAGTAGTAGCACTATTAGATGTAGCAGCAGTTATCCTGACGTACCATGTACTTAACTGGTCGTCAAATTGTAGTGGGTGATTAGGATCACCAGGTACATAACCCTGTGTTGTTATGTTAGTGAAATGATTATCAGCAACTGATGTATTACCTGTTGGTGTTATCGCTGCATTGAATATTGTTGGTGTAGAACCATCAATCAATGAGACATATAATATGTCATTGATACGAGCACCTAAGTTATAACCCTGTAGTTTGTAGGGTGGCTTGGTTGCTTCTGAACTATAACCATAGAGATATAGTCTTGTGTTTACTTCACCAATATATGACCATGTGACTCCACCATCACTCCTTGCGAGTGGTGCTGCATCCCAAGTTGGTGCTGTAGAACCAGTAGTACCACCAGTAGAAGTCCAATAGGATTTACCATTGTATATACAGGATGTATCAGCACTAACTGTAGTACTAGATGTCCATGTCTGGTTCTGTTGTGAAGCATTGTGCTTGATCTTCTGAACATCAAGAGCAATATAACCAACAGGTATCTCATCGATACTACCTAGGTATGCTGTTGCAGTACCATTAGCAGTGCCTCTAAATCCTCTATTAAGAGTTAGTTTACCATCTGTTGCTACATTAACTACCTGATATGATTCAGTAGAGTCAATAGCATCAACACGAATGAAGTCATTAACAGCAATGCCATGACTATTATTATTAGGAGTGGCAACCATCTCCTTGTTGTTGAGTACAGCAGCAAATGTGTACCCACTAACAGTATTATATGTACGTGCTAGTTTCTTAGGTGGTATGATATGAGTGACCTTACCAGCCTTATCTTGTGTAAATGGTAGAGTCTTATATCCTTTTGCTCTTAGTGCGGTACTACCAAAGTTACTGTTTGAGTTGGTGATACTTTGGTCTCCTCCACTGAGGGCCACAAAGTGATCAGCGAAACCAACAGCAAATACTGATACAGCTTGAATAACAGCATCGTTGGAACACTTAACATGGTAGTTTCTATAAGATGGTTTGTATATAGCATCACCATCAGTATGGTTACCAGCTATGTAAGTAGAACCATCCCATTTAATAAATGCATTGTCATCCTTCTGTAGTGAGACACCAGTGAACTGGGCAACAACCATTGATTTAAAACCAGTGGATTTGTTACCATCAGCGTGCATACCACATGTACCCCAAGTAGATCTTAGAGAACAGTTGAATATGTATGGTGAGGATGAATCTACGTTATCAATCTCAACTCGTACTGTAGAACCTGTAGCAACTGGGTTGTTAGCAGGTGCAGATGAGTTGGGATCCTTAATTATGTACCTGAATGTGGTAGTCGTAGGTACTTCGGTAATAAAATATGAGCCGTTAAATCTACTAGCAACATTGCCTGACACGCCTTCGATTTGTATAGGAGTACCATTAGAGAATCCATGAGGTGTCGTAGTAGTAACTTCAGCAGTTGTGGTGTATACACCTTGGTTAATATAGTCTGTCCTAATACCAGATACAGTAATAGGACCAGAAGTGTTAGGACCAACAATCCTATTCTCTTCTACTCTCTTCTGGAATTCATCAGCAGATAGAACACCTGTAGTATCAGGAATGTCATCAAATGCCTTAGCAACCTTCTGGTAGTAAAGATCTAAGTCAGTGATTGTTAGAGCATTACCAGCAGTATCATTGATACTACTTAATACATTTCTACCATCAGCATACTCAAAACATGTTAGTTTATGGTGAGAATATGTTGGTGGTGTTGATGCTGTAGGTTGTACAGGGTCTGAATATACACCAGTGGGAGGACCATCAAAGAATGAGAACTGCCAGAAGTAACATCCACCAGTTACCCTGAAGATTGCAGATCTTTCGATAGCACCAGCAGCAGGATCTGGTATGTACAATGGTCTAATCTTTGTCTTTCTCAAGTCCATACCGACAAGAGATGTACCTCTAGGTACAATTACACCACCCTCAGCACTATTAAATCTGTAGAGTAAGTTATCTGGGTTAGGTGTGCCATCTGCGTTCTGTAAATCTAAATCAGAAGAAGATGATAGTATGGGAATATCGTCGTCAATATATGCCTTCTGTATGGCATCTGTATTCTTTGCGGGACGGTTGTCTATTACATAGTCCGATGGATATAATACAATCGTAAATGCTTCAAAAGCATCATTAAACTGACCAGTTCTGTAAGAAAATCGAGCTGACTCAATTAGTGCCCTCTGAATAGACTTAAATGGTCTATTAGGAGAGTTACCCCTGTTATCAAATGAATCCGAAGCATCAAAGTCGTCAGGGTTGACATATATGCAGCGTCCTGTCTTCGATGTGAAGACATTCTTTAGTCTGGTAAGTGCCATCTAATTAAGAGATTGTTGTTGTTTCTTCAAAACCAATGAAATTAAAAGCAGCACCCGCAGATGCACTAACATAAAGGTTCTGCCACTGTTCAAGTACCAGTCCTGTCAAACTCACTTCAGAATTATTAGGTATTGGATAAGATTTAAGGATCTTATTACAGTCATTAGAGTATGATACTCCAGAAATAATAACTTCAGCATTAGAACCACCCGTTTCCTTCCACTCAGCAGTAACTGCAGTACCACTCTGGTTAGCATTATTGTACAGTGTGACTGTACTTAATGAAGGAAGCCATTCTAGTGATCTAGACTGTACACTCAATTGTCCAGCACCAGTAATACCTGATACCCGTTGCTGGTTAAGTGTTGTGTAATACTTTGATCTAACGTTGTTGATTAAACTATCATTTTGTACTAATAGGTGTCCTTGTAATCTATCGTAAGCAACGCATCTACCCCAAGTTCCCACATAAGAGTCTGTGATAGTTCCTGAACCACCACCTGCTCCAGCAGCAGTAAATGCAGCATTTGCTGTTGTTGGCCATTCTCCTACTGGATCTTTGTACCAAACTTTAAGGTTAGCAGAATCCCACGCAACTACCGTAGCTGTTTGAGTACCAGTCAAACTACCACCAGATACTGTTAGTACCTCACCAGGCACATATGCTGTACCATTATGACCAGATACAATAATATGACTGCTAGTTACATCCTGATTAGGAATGAAACTAAATTCCGAGAAGCTACCTACCACTGGACTCTGTGATCCAGGAGCAGCAAACTCAACTTGACAAGTAAAGTCTTGGATAGCAACATCTACTGTAGCAGTAGATCCTGTCGTATTCATTATCCTTAGTGAACCACTCGTAATGGTAGCACCTGGACATGTATACATTGGAAAATCAGCACGTACCAGACCATTGGGATTAGCGGTCTGATCCACGAACTGATGAGAGTATTTCGTTGTAGCGGATTGATAAGTCGCTAGTACACCATTAGCCATGAGAATTAAGAATATGCGTGGAAGTAAACTTTATTTCTACTGGTAGCAGAAATATCATCGGCGGTAATTGTCTGAACCGCACCGTTAAGGTCAGTAAGTTTTAGGCGTTTACAATGTAATGCACCACCAACATTATTAACAGAATCTGTCTCTGTAACATAGAAGTCACCATCTACATTACTGTCACCCAATACATCTAAAATTTTAGCAGGACTCTTAGCGACACCTAGTCTTCCTGATCCATCTATCTGTACTTCAGTAGTACCTGATTGGGCTTTAAACAACATTGCTGAGGCAGCTTGCCTCTTCTGGATCGTGAATGATGAACTGTCGCCACCAATAAACTGTGATCCTGTAAAGTATATATCCCCTTCCACTTCAACCTTGTGAGTGGTAGGAGTTCTACCAATACCAATTCTATTATTGGCATCGTCTAGTATAAATGTTCCATCATCAAAATTAACTGATCCAGTAGTAACTAGATTATTAACTGAACCAATAGCACTAATCAATGAAAGGTTACCTGTATGGATAACTTCATTCTTAGTCTCAACTTCACCAGCATTGTCATAGGTTCTATATTGTATAGCACCACCTGACGTTGTGAAGGTGATATTTGCTGTTGTATATCCTGATCCACCATTAGATATGGTAAGAGCAGTTAGTACACCGTTAGTAATAACAGGAGTGATTACAGCGTTTGTACCATCACCAGATAGGACAGGTGTTAATGTTCCACTAATATTAGAACCACCACTAACGATACTGTAAGAATCGATAGATCCACCAGATGTACCTAAGGTAACGACTGGTAGAGTATATCCAACACTAGCAATTCTCAAACCATATGTGTGGTTTGTAGAAGTATAAGCAGTGTCTTGGTCATAGTATGTTAAATCGAGATACCTAGTTGCTACATCAGACCTGACATCTAAGTCAGCAGCCCAATTACCAGCATTAGTATTCTGTGAGGTATCCCACCATTTAATCTTTTTATATGTTCCTGCTCCACTCGCCTGATTGATTTGTATATCGTCAGTGTGAGTAGCAACAGCATTAACAGTTGAAGTACCATTAATAGTAAGATTACCATTAAAGGTGGATGTAGCAGCAACAGTAAATGTGTCTATGTTGCTGGAACCGAGTGTGGTATTATTATCAACTTGGAGATTACCACTCAGGGTCATACTAGAAGCACTTAACGTACCTGAGAATACAGGGGCAGTTAATGTCTTGTTAGTAAGAGTCTGAGTAGAATTTAATGTAACAACTGTATCAGTGGCACTACCAGAATCAGGTAGAACATAAGTTCTTGTTGTTCCCGTAGGTATCTGTGTTGCTGAAAATTTAGCAACCTTAGAATTATCTGAACTGTTAGGTATACTGAATACTGTATCAGTAATAGCAATATCAGAACCAAATCTGATAACACCAGTACCTAGTGCCTGTAGGGTTAGGTCAAGGTTGGCATCAGCAGAATCTCTAGCAGATAATACAAGAGATGTTGATTGCTTCTCTAATAAGAGTTTCGAGTCACCGAGAGAGATTCCAAGTTCTCCTTGCGCTGCTGAATAGAGTCCAGTTGCTGTCTTCTGGTCAAATGCCAGTCCAGGTTGGTTCTGTGTTCCACCAGGCAATGCCTTGAATATGGAACCGACTTCGCTCTTCTTATTAGTATCTACTGGATCTGAGTTATCAAGCAACAGAAGGGTATCTGATGGTGATACTGTAGTCAGTAGAGTTAGATCTGATATCTTACGAGTTGCCACACGTACCCTACATTAAGTTCTCCAGTTATTTATACTGTTTATCGAACACAAAAGCACCGTACTCACTTCCCCACACTTGTTCACCCTTATCATCGAACCCTCTATCCATCACAGTGTACTTATTCTTCTCCAAAATACACTCAGATCTGAGGTATCCACCATTGATTAATGGTGCTTTAAAATTCCTACCCATATAAGCATCACCCTCTTTACGAAAATGTATATCAGCTACAGGATTAAGGGCTATGATCTCATCGTCACGTTGTACTATCTCTATCTCCTTATGCCTATACTCCTCATTATTATACTTGTATCGTTGATTTGAATTAAACTTAGTACCCTCTAATCTCTCATGTGTCAATAATATATGAGCATAATGAGATGGCCAACTGGCTGCTTGTGTCCAGTTATTATATTCTCCTTCAAACCACTCAAGAAACTCTTCTAACATTTGAACTTAATTGCTAGCGTAAACCTATAGTCAGGTCCAGCAAATGATTGTTGCCTTGCTGCATGTGGAATAGTAGAGTCAAATAATATTACTCTACCTGGTATAAATGGTGTGACATATTCTATCTCCCTAGCATTATCATCTAAGAATATAGTTTCACCACCCCACTCATGCTTCCACTCTCTATTAATATAGTATAGCAGAGTTTTATCTCCGGGTAAAGAACTATCTACATGTACATCAGGATTCTCTGAATGAATGCCCATATTAATATACGCATTCTCTATCTTAGGTGGACAAAACTCTGATAGGTATTCACCTACACCATTACAAAAGAAATTATTACGACACCATTCTTCATTCACATATGATACTGGCTTCTGAGTTTTTATATCCTGTACATCAAACTTATTACTCCCTACTATATGATATGGCAACGAACATGCCTCAACATATAATGATATCTTCTGTTGTTCATTAATGAGATCATCAATGATCTTCACCTCACCATTAGATAGTTTCATTTCAATTTAATATTAAATCCTATACTTATACGATCTTCTTGAGATTCATTTCTATCCACCTTGTGTCTCAAATCAGCAGGGAAGATTAACATATATCCTTCCATTGGTTTAAACCAGGCGCTGTCATGTAAATTATAATCATTCCTAACATCTTCTGGTATCTTCCAGTTATATCTTGTAATTGCTTTATCGTTCTCAAATACTATGTCACCAGAAGATTCTGGTGTCTGTATCCAATAGACACCAGAAAAATCCACACCAGCATGTAAGTGTGACATATTAAAGTCTCCAGGTCCATTTATACTAGCCCACATGGACTTAATTACAAATGGGGCAGGAGTTAGATGATGTAGTCCATGTGCTATATTAGCATGGAGTACAAGAAAATGATTTAAGAATTCTTGATCTTCGTGAAGATCATATTTAGAGTGCCAACCACAACTAGAGGAATTATTATCGTGCTCCCCTTGCTTATGGTAATCCTTCACCCACTGGAGTAAACCAGCATTAATATCAAATTGGTGATGGATAACTGGCGATGGAAATAATGAAATTAGCATCACTTTTGTTTCTTTTTCTTAAGCCTCTTACGTATGCTTTTGGCATACTCTATATCAGATGCCGAATACCACTCTGGGTGTTTCTTGGCAATTTTAATAAGTCTCTTAGCCGTCTTGCGAATGTCTTTTCGCTGCTGTTCTTCCATACGTTAATATCGTTTTGGTATTTTATTGTACTGTGATAACTCATCAGCTGCGTGTTCTAAGTAAGTCGTGTATTCAAATTCAGATTCATATATTGTAGTTGTATTATTCTGAAGGACAATATCCTTTAGATAAGCAACCTCCTTTTTCAATTGTTTAACTTCCTTTGTTAGGAACTCGGTGTTTAGCGTCATCTTAGCACTTGGGGTTGGTGGCGTTAATCCTGATCAATAAGGTGATCGTTGATATCCTCTACGAGAGATTCGAGTGTGAATCCTTCTTCGAGGAGATAGGAACTACCTTTATATATGTCTTCGTTGCTAAAGTGCGGTTTTTCTTCAGCATTGATACATTCTGTATCATCTTCGGGGATTATATCCTCGTCAAATGTAAAAGGTACTCCATTTAGAAAGTATACCTTACATACACCCACTCCGTCAATAGCACGGAATTCTTCAAATAATTTAACTACTTGTTCCATAGGAAATTCATAGGACATTTCTTTTCATCTTCCTCCTCCTTCCTCAACCTTTTACGGATGAGATCCCACGAGAATCCGTTGTGCCAGTCTTTGAGCCAGAGGCTTTGCAACTGTCGCTTATGGACTTCTTCAGGGATTTGTCGTTTCTCAAGTGTAAACTTGACATCTCTTGTTCTCTGACTAGAGAATCTAATATAGCAGAGGGGGAATCCTTTTTCGAGCCAGATTGTTTGGTCATACGTTGTGATTGTGAATCCTAAATTAACAGGTCTTTGCCATACAGATATGGGGAAGGCACCAGGTATTGCGTTCAATCCTAGTCTTGTTAAATCAGGGTGTTGAAATTGTTCTATCCACACGTCAGACTCTTCAGTCCAAAAACAGTATCCCTGTTTGAATTGAACTTCTGGATATTGACCAGCGAGCCAACCATCACCAAGCATAAAATATTGATCGAAGATCTCTTGTGCTAGGTTAGTAGACAAGAATTCTTTCTCACTCTCATACTTCATACCAACAGGGAAGGTCTGTTTCATTATCCACGTGTTTCTGTGGTAATCCTTCCATGCTGGACATTTAGCATGACGGTAGTTCATATCATACCCTTTGAGAGCAGATACAGGTTCCTCGAAGTAATCTTCGGGGAAGAAGTCCTGTTCCATTTTCTCACCAAAGGCTTCTTCACTACCACCCATTACATAATTATAATAGATCTTCTTATGTTTCATCTTCTTGTAGTGCCTTTTCTATCTCGGCATCTAATTCTTGAGATTTCCTAGAAGCAGCATCCACCTGTTCTGTAAACTTTTGAGTCAACGGTGACCCTGGTGTCGCCTTCTTCTTTTTGTTAACCTTCTTACGTTTTCTTGGTGCTTTCTTTTTATTTTTCTTGATGACTTCCAAGGCATCGCCAACAGTAACGATAGTACCAGCGTCCTCATCAGGGATTTCAACGCCAAAACATTCCTCCAAGAACATTACTAACTCTACCATATCTAGTGAGTCTAGCATTAGGTCATCACCTAACTTACTATCCCATTCAATATCTGGCATAGGGTTTTCCGACTCCTTCAATCTCTCTCCAAGAGTCTCAGCAATTGCGAGTTTTGCTACACGTAGTAGCACCTCGTTTGTTACTCGTTTAGTATCCTTTAGGATCTGTTTAATTTCAGCGTAAGTTGCTGCGTGTGACATAATTAATAAACATACTGTACTTCATCAGTCTGGCAAGATGCTCTCACAACTTCCAGAACTCTCTCGAACTGATCAGGATCTTCACAAACTATCTCTCTGGTCTCAGCAGTATTGCTAAGAAGAGTAAATTTGCGTCCTGGAATGTTCACTACACATTTTGCTAGGTACTCTGATTCTGCCATGGATCAATTACCTCACTATTATCCTCCCTATAATAGGGCAAAGGATAAGCATTTGGGGTGGTCATTGTGCCAGAATGTTGTCTGGCATACTTGATGATGTCAGTGGCGTAGCCCTTAACCTCCATCAAAGCAGTACGAGTCTCCTCGTATGTACTAAAGGCTTTGCCCTGTTCTGACAGGTCAACTCCCTTTACTTTCTTCTCAACATATTCTGCCATTTCCTCGTCGATGAAATCCACGAGAATATTAGCCTGTTTTGAAGATATGGTCATACCGTACATGTTAGTAGGTGTTCTTACTATAGGACATTCACGTCAGAATGTCAATTCAGGTAGATACCACTATTACAATTGATTCTAAATTCAGATCCAGATGCAGACATCATACCCTTGCCAGACGCTGCCATTGTAAAATCGTTTGTGTTTATTAGTACATCAGTGCTGCCTGTATTCAGTTCCCAACCAACTCCAGATGAGTTAGAAACGTCCATACCTGAAGGTGCACCGCCTTCAATACAATCAATATCTTTGCCATGAGCAATGGTTTTTACTTTGCCCTGGACTTCTGTGTAGTGGTTTCTGCCTACGTTGTCATATTGACAACCCTTGACATTAAATCGAAGGTCTCCTGCGCTTTCTATAGCAAAGGTACCACCTTCTTTAGCCATGCTTATCACACGGTTCCCATTGACTATCTCACGCAACTCCCCACCTAGAGCCATGTCTAGTAAGTAGAAAGTAAGTCGCTGCTTAAGAGTGTTAGCATTAATGCGAACCTCATTATCACTTTGAATACCAATATTTGTTGCAGAGTCAATTTGGATTGCTCCTTTGACCTTCAACTCATAGTCGCCGTCAACGTGATCATAACGATTTCCCTCAACCTCTGTGTGTAGGTCTCCCTCCACGTTTAGGTGAGCATCTCCGATAACCTGAATGATCAGCTTATCGTCCTTCTTGTTTTTCCCCACCTTAATGGTGGTAGATTTATCACTATTTAGGTGTAAATGTCCATTTGAGATGACATATGTATCATCATTCTCGTCCATTTCCACCAAACTTCCAGACTTACCATGATACATACGGATGCGTTCACCATCCTCTGTGTTGTCAAACTCCAGTGTATGACCAGCAGAAGTCCTGATTACCCAATTCTTTGGATACTTGGTTATGTGTTGAGGGTTATCATTATCGACAACCGATCCTTGAAACAATTCCGTCATAGTTCTGGGTGACCAACACAGTCAACGTATGTCTGTGCAGAGTATAATTCCTTAAATTTAGTTGGACCAACGTAATTATATGTAGGTACTAACTGAGCACCTGTACCAGTAGGATCCACTATACGTGGTTTAACAAATCCAATAGTCTTCTTAGTAATCACTGGTTTCAATAACCTACCTTTAGTGTCTACTGGTACAGTACCTATCTCTTCAGGACCAACTTTAATCACTGGTTTAGTATAACCACCACCAACATTAGGTACCTCTAAAGTATCTAGTACTGGCAATAGATCTGAGCAATTTGCCCATATAGCAACAGCGTTATTTGGTATAGCAAGGTCAAGGAATTTCTTAACTGGATTCAATGTAAACTTAAATGTACCACCAGCAGTCTGTAAACCTACACCCTCAGGTATAGGATCATCCTTATCTAAGGTAGAAATGGACATATATCCAGTAGATTCGTGGTTAAAGGCAACCACTTGCATCTTAGCTTCGTTCTCATTACCCCATTCAGGTTGGAAATATAATAGATCTCCTTCATCAGCATAATCTTGTAACTCAGCATCTGGTATGAGATATACGACCTGCTCCCTAGGACAGTATGTATTGTCTGGATCTAACCCATAACCAATACCTGTCTTAAGTACCTGTACCTTCTCAATCTTACCATTCTTAACCATAGGTTTAAGAACAGCACCACTACCCTCTGGTTCATTACAGGTAAACATAGCTCTGACCTTAGCAGTAACACCAACATCAGATCCTTTACCTCTCATAAAGATACCGACCATCGATCCAATATCATCAATAATAGGTAATGCTTTAATAATAGATGTAGACTGAGCATTATCCCATACAAGTTCAGGGAAGCATGGTGCCTTCCTAGTATTAGCAGGACTACAGTTCAGAGAAGCATAATTAATCTTACCATCACTATCACGAATAGGATAGATACTATCAAATTTCTCAACTAAACTCTTACCCTTCTCAAATGATTTAGAACTGATTCCTGTTCCAGGAGCACCAACCTCAGCAAACTCTCCAGTTACAGTATTAAAGGCTTTCTTCACAAACTTACCATCAACCAAAGTCTTAGCAGTTGTGAATCCACGAGAGTTGGGTATACCACTGCCTATTATCTGTGTTCCTTTCTTCTTAAGTGCTCCCTTTGCTGCATCAGCATACTGTGATTGTGCCTTCTTACTCTTATCTGCTTCACCTTCTTTACCGCCACCAGCACCAGTCTCAAAGGTCGATAACCCTAAAGCACATGATAGGTCACCGTCACATACCATATCAACAAGATCAAGGATCTTACTTGACAATCCTTGAATCATATCAGCAGCACCCTTGATAGCACCAAGAGCACCTTGTAAAATTCCTAGGGCAGTGTTTAAACCCGCCATAATTTTATCCATCAATCCACCAAAAAGATCGCCAAATATATCCTGAGCAAGGCATAAGGCAGCATCTAGAGCCTGTTCCAGTAGGTCACGAAGCATACCAGCAATAACATCCACCAGTTCATCAAAGATCTGCTTAAATAGACAGTTAACAAGGTCAGATATATTCTTTAACTGATCTCTAGCAGGTTGTAGTAAATCTGGATTGGGAATTTTTATATCATTAACAACCTTTTGTATATGCTTATTTGCTTCACTTAAGACAGTACCTTTAATATTACCCATGGCACCACCCATGAATCCCTGGATCCTACCACTAATGGCCTCTATCTTATCCTCCATATCCTCAAGCTTACCAGTCTTTTTATCAATCCATTCACCTATATCATTCTTCTCAACACCTCTAGCAAACTTTAAGAACTCAGCGAGAGCACCCTTTATCTTCACATCAGAAGGTGTCCCACATTTACCATTACCTACATGTATAGTATATTTCTTCCTCTCATCTGCTGCTTTACCAGCATCAGGAGTTACAGCACCACCTCCACGTGGATTAACAGTTGATACAGTAGTTCCTGATTCATCAGTTGATTTTTCAGGAACTGCTTCATTAGTACCTGATTTATCATTAGTACTAACAGTATCAGCAGTACCACCAACTTGTGATCCACCACCTTTACCCATCTTCTTATCAATATAATCAGGGGCTAAGATGGGTTGGAATCCTTTATTCTCCTCACCTTCCTTGGGCTCCTTCTTATAAGAACCTTCAGGATTCTCATCAGGTATGCTACCCATAACCATAGGTAACTGTGACGAAGCACCATCCATGAAGAATCCAACAACCCATGAACCAATTTGTAGTTGTTGATTAGTTCCTATGCCACTCCTCTGAGCAAACATAACAGGGAACATACATGTAGCCCATGGTAAATCAGTAGTAGGTAGTATAACCTTATCTGGGTTATGATACCCTACTATCCTACACTTAACCTTATTGGTATAATCATAATCCTTAGGGCTAGAACCGTCATTATCAGGATCTGAACCATCATTTTCCACCTGACCGATCCACCAATTGAATCCATCCTTACCAATAGCGTGGGCAGCAGATTCTAATCTCATTATACTTCCTCCATATTTTCAGTACCCATACTATCTCTATAGACAGTCACTCTAGTAACCATTTGCTCTGAATCAGCAGTAAATTGCCTATAAATCTTCCCTACTATATATCTACCACTCTGAACAGTATCTATATCCTTATTTTTACCCTTAAGGGTAGTGATATCCACTATATCACCACACATAAGATCTTGATCACCATAATATTCAAAAGTACCAGCCTGATTGAAGAAGAATTGATTTCTTATCATAGACTGTGAAAGTTGTCTTGTTAAATCCTGCGTGTACTTACCCTCAGTGTACATAGCAGTGTCAATCACTCTAGACATTATTCTAGTTGGTTGAATCTGCTGTGAACCATCCCCAAATACATCCTCATAATACTTTGGTAGTACAGAATCTTTATTCATCTTCACCATACTATCATAATACTTATTAACATTGAAAGGTATCTCCTTATAACTAAAATCTTTAAGATCTATAGTCATCATCGTACTATTATAACTACCAAGATTCAATCCCCTAAAGACATCACTAGAACCACTAATAGTAAATGAATCAACATGGACTACATTCTCATCGTAGTCCTCAGGTTTATCTTCATGTCCAACTAAAATTGTTTTCTTAACTTCATCCCGACACAACAAATCCATAGATCTGAAATTATATTGCTTAGGTGTTTCCCAGAACAAATAACCAGCACTAGGCTTAAACTCTGCTTCTTCTACTACAGGAATGGCTCTCCATGACATCCATGATATTATAGTAAATGGATCCCAGTAAGGACTGATGAATGATATCTTTGTCTCTGTATCGTCAGTACTAATAGTCTTAGTACTTCCTAATGTAGTCTCAAGTAAACGCCTTACTATATCAGATATTGATTCTCCCCCTCCACTACCAAATCTTATAGAGAGTTTAGCAGAAGCATTATTAATAGCATCACGTGAACAACAATATATGGTAGCTCGTCTCTTACCCTTGAATAATACACGATCCTTGATATCATAGATTATTAATGGCAATGTAACGGTAGTATCATTACATGTCCATGATACAAGTATTGGTTCCATACCAAAAAGCTTAGAAACAATAGATGACTGAGTATCAGTGATTGTCAATGCTACTACGATATTAGACTTAGTAATATCCTCCATATAGTGTATTTCAAGCAGTTCATTCCTAGTAAGAATAAACTCAGTCTCATCCACTTCTATAACTAAATTTTCTAGAGTAAAATCCTGCTTCTTCATAATAGATCGTGATTGGTCTCGCCACCTTGAACAATAGAGATGGCATTAATCAAATATTTACTAACACTTAGTTCTGGTGATTGTAAGGGATTACTCTTAATACCAGGAGATCCTTTCGATGAAGAAGAACCAAAGGCAGCAAGAGTCATTTGCATGTTGTTCATTATTTCCTTCCCACTATTTACCATAACAGAAGTACCTTCATTAATTATCTCTTCATTACTCTCAAGTACTTGGTTTGTTAAGGAATTAATATCTTGGTTAAGCGTAGATGAACCAGCATCAGCAGGTGCTATACCACCTAGAGTCTCAGTCAATATGCTACTCATACTATTACGTATATTTTGCTGACTCTGAGCAAATGATTTAGAACTCATTGATAGATTGGAGATACTCGTCTTCATATTACTCTGAACATTACTCATTGATGATGCCAAATCCCCTCCACCACTTATCAACTGCGACAAGTTTAAACTAGGACCACCCAACATCTTCATATATTCAGCATTCCTTTGATTATAATTCATTATGCTGTTGGGAACACTTCCACCTTCTACATTACCACGTTCACCTGATCTAGCTTTATCTGCTTCATCTAATATCTGTGGCCAATCAAATGGATTGAGAAGATTCAACTTCTTAGTCTGACTAGCATCAGCAATAGTAGTTCCACTACCTAATGCTCCAGGATCCCATTCACTTTTCTGAACAGAAGTAGAAGGTAAATCAAATGCGGTTGATATTGAATTGACTTGTTCCTTAACATTATCATACTGACCACCAGGCATGGTTATATTTTCCAATAACCCCGCAAGTCCAGCAGCAACCGCCCTCATAGGCAGTGTCATTGCCTTAGATAATATCTTCTTATACTTGTCTAATCCTAGGTCTTTAGTTAATGCAGTAATAGGGTTCTTATCACCAACTAATCCAATGTCCTCCAAAGACTGAGAAGAACTCTTAGTAGAAGGTCTAGTAGTACTATCATTGGTAACCATTCTCCTACCAAGAGATAGTCCATCCAGAGGATTAACTACACCACCTTTAGCTAGTTTCCTATCAGGTGCCTGAGATTTCCCTGTTGTTGTCGTTGGTGGTCCTTTGGGAGCATCAGTACTACCACTAGAAACACCATCTCTACCGTCCCTACCATCTCTTCCTGGTGGACCTTCTCTCTCAATTATCTGTGGTTCTTGTGCTTGCTCTGTATATCCCTGTGACTCCAGTAAATCTTCACTACTGATATCATCAAGATCCATAGGTGGAACACTATTGGGATCTACACGAGTTGAAAATTTCTTTAAAGAAGTCTTTGCCTTAAGGACTTCATATCCATCAGCAAGATCAGCTCTTATTCTATTATTAGTAGCATCATCCCTCTTATCTGCCTCAACAAGTTGCTGAACATTCTCAGCCATTAAGAAATCTTTATACTTATCCTCCTTAAACATAGTAGAGAGGAGTTTAGTGCGATCATCAAAAAGATCATGAAGATCGGTCAAGACCTCATGTACATTTTCTACGCTTGGAAACTTTTCTAAATTAGCCATTAAAGTTCTCCGTATCTACCTGATAATGGATCAACACCAAATGATCTAGCAGTCTTCTTATTGACTGGAAATGGTACTGGTACCTGAACTGGTACTGTTTCTAGTACTTTTATTGGTATAGGAATAAATGAGATCTGCTTGGACATAGAACTACCAGTCTTTTCGTTAGGGGCTAGCGAAGGTCCACCCATGGAACCACCACTACTGGGCCATTTAACAGTAGAACTGAGAGGATGCCCATATGATGCTCCCAGAGAAGGTCCACCAGTATTACCACCCTGACCTGGTTGTACTCCAGTTAACTGGATAAATCCAGAGTAGGGTAAAGGATTACCAGATCCACCATACCTTGTAGAATCTCTTATTGTATCAACCTCAAAGTGAAGGTGAGGTCCAGTAGAACTACCAGAACCAGCATCTCCCTTTGCACCACCAGTCTTAGCTAAAGTCTCTCCAGCTTCAAATTTCCCAGATTTTTTTACGAAGGAAACTAGATGAGCAATACGCATTTGTATATTAGCACTAGGTAACCAAACATCCATAAGATTACCATAGTCACCGTACTTACCAGCAGCTAGGATCTGACCTGGAACTGCGAAGGATACGGGAGTACCAACGGGAGTACCAACATCAACACCACCGTGAGGTCTACTCCTACCCGCAGTAGCACCATAATAAGATGTAACTGGATAACCAGAGATCATACTCTGAGTCAGCTGTGGTGGTTCATTATTAGAACTACCTTCCTTAGATGGTCCACCAGTACCAACAGTTACAGGATCTAATTGAGGATTTGGTGCTACCTGACTTATTACACTACTCACTACATCCTCTATCCTATTAATAGTATTGTAAATTATATCACTACCTTTCTTACCAAAACCTTTAAGTGTTTTAGATATCTTACCACCTTTAAATTCAGATATAGGCTTAGGTGTAATACCAAGTTGTGCTTCAATCCGAGTAATCTCACCAAGCAATCCCTGTGCTGTTAGAGCACTAACAGGAAGTTTCTCCAAGAACCCACGAGCAGCACCTGTAATAATTCCAATAACATGTTCTAATAGTTTCTGATAAGAACTACCTAACTTACTCTGAGGTATGACAAATTCAGACTCACCACCTTCACCAATCAATGCTTTCGTTGGAGATGAAACCTGAGCACCTTCAGCCAACTTTTCAAGGTCTTGGTTCCTGACTTTCCTGGCAAATGGATCCTTACCCCTAAGGATATCAATCAACTCTAGA